ACATACCTGGCAAGAACTGCGGAGCCCTGTTGAGCATCGGCGCGAATGCGTGCCATTGCCCCATATAGATCGCTTTGCGTACTGGGATTTGATACGTTGCTGTTGAGCAAGTGATTTCATCAACCCACAATCGAGGATCTTTTTCGGGGTTGTCGTCCTTGTCGGTTTTGCCTTTCGGTGTGGCGTAGGTTGCGACGACGTGCCAGTTGACCGGGTCGATTTGCTGACAATCAAGGTTTGTCAATTCGGCTGCAACATCCATGTCGTTGCCGACGTGATACGCTGAACCTAGCCGCCTAATGATTGCTTCGAAATAGTTTTGTACGACAACCGGCCCGTCCTTTGGGTTGTCGGTCGTGATGTGTTCGGTCACGGTATACGACGTGTTGCCCTCGTGGTCACTTTTCCCTGACCAGTTGCGCGAAATTGTTTGATTGCTGACAACTCCCATTGTGTTGCTCCTGGTTAAATACCGACGCCGTTGACGCTGCGGAAGTTCGGATCTGCTGTGTTGCGGTCCAGGCGGTCAAGCAAATCCGTTTGCCTTTTCTGTTCTGCTAGTTGTTGGGCTGCGATTTGTTTGATTTGTTCCTGCACCCGCTTGCCCTCTTGTGCTGCACTGAAACCAGCAGCCGACCGGAATGTTGCCGCGCCGATTGCTGACGCTTTTTGTATATCTTTTTTGTCGCCGCCCGAGGCACTCAGCAACGTCTTGTCGATTTCCGCACTTTTGCGGCGTGCGCTTTCGGCATCAAGGAACCCCTTGTCTCGCAGGTTGTTGACTTCCTGCTGCGCCTTGACGGCTTGTTCCATCGGTGTCAGCACGGAATCGGCAATCGACTTCGCGCGGCTTTTCATGGCGTCTTCCTGTTTCTTTAACAGTTCGACCTGTTTCTTTTCTTCGTCGGTCACGCCCTTGACGGCGTCGAGTTTCTTTTCGACTGCCTTGATATTTTTGTTTTCCTGTTTCTCCTGGCTCGCAAGTTGGTCGTCTTGCTTGCTTAGAATGGCAGACATTCCGACGCCAACAGTAAGGGCAACAGCGGCAGCAGCGGCAACCGCTTTCCAGTTGCCTGCCAATGCTTGGCCCACGGCAACGATAACATTCTGCGCCGCTTGTGCGATTGAAATGGCCTTCGTGATTTTCAACACGAGCATCATTGACTTCAGGGCAACACCGAAGGCAACCGCCATCGTGCCGAGAATGACAACCACTTTCTTGAATCGGTCAGACAATCCGTTCCAGGTATCGACGGCAGACTTCACAAGGTTTGTCATGATTTTAAGCAGGGGCAATAGTGCTGTTCCAAGGTTAACACCGACCGCCCAAAAGGCATCGCCAAGCGTTGACAATTGCCCGCGCAGCGTTTTGCTCTGGTCTTCCATTGCGTTAAAATAATCGCCGCCCTTTTGCGACATTGATTTCATCGCTGCATCGAAGTCGGCAAAACTTATTTTTCCAGACGAAACAAGACCGAGAACATCTTCTTCAAGGACTCCCATTTGCGCCGCCAGGGCAGGCAAAGCATTGACGCCGCTTTCCAGCAGCCGCATAATTTCCTCGCCGCCTAGTTTACCCTTCGCGCGAACCTTTCCAAAAATGTTTACAAGCGTTTCTAATGGCGTGCCTGAACCTGATGCAATGTCGCCAAGGAATTGCATCTTTTCCATAACGTCGTCGGCAGCGATACCGAACGACATCAGACTTGCAGCCCCGTCGGCAAGGTCTGGAAACTTAAATGGCGTTTTCGCTGCAAATGCCTGGATTTCTCCCAGCAAACCCTTCGCCTTGGTCATACTGCCCATCATGGTGGCAAACCGGACTTCCGTTTGTTCCATGTCCATGCCAAGTTTCGCAACCCAACCGATTGACATGCCGCCGCCAAGCATTGCCATACCGCTGGCAATCGTACTCTTGAACGAAGCGAACGCGCGTTTGCCCTTTTTCAAACCGGCTTCAAGACCGCCAGTCCTGGCAACCACGTTGACGGCAAGTTCTGAAATTACTGCCATGCTATTTGTTCCCGTACATCCGCGCGAACATCTTTGCAGCGTCTTCCGGTTTCATCATGTCGCCCTGTCTCGGCTTGCGGTTGGCTTGCAAGATCGGCATGAAATCCTCGGGTTGCCTGCAATCTTTATCTTTCGTCACGTTCACATTGTTTAACATTGCCGCAACGACTCCGGTTTGCCGCCAGGAATCCGCAGCAGGTCCGACGATCAGAAAGAACGCTTCCCATTCGTCCATCTCCTCGGGCGTCAGTTTGTCCAACATGGCGTCAACGTCGACGTGTCCCGTTGCCAGGGCAAGCCGCATCGCCGTCATGCGACGTTGACGCTTTCGGAGTTTTTTACAATCTGTTCAATGTCTTCCTCGCCGAACCCGCAATGGGTTTGGCATTCGTTGTAAATCTTGGCAGCAACAATTGCATCAAGTTGGCTTAGTGCTGACACGTCGCCCGCTTCAAGCAATCGGTTGTTGTCATCGTCAACAAGGCAGAGAACCATTAACCGCCGGGCTGCATCGGTCAACCGTTCACGGCTCACGCCGCGCCCGGTCTTCGTCAACAAGGCGGTTTCATATTCAGACTTTTCGCGCTCGGTCAATGATTGAATCCTGAACGTCAAATCGAGTTCGGGAATGTCAATTGTTTTAAACCGTCGCTTGGTCAGTCCAAGTAGCTCATTCCTCGTTGTCAGGTTCGTCGCTTTCTTCGTCTTCGTCGTCGTCATTTATATCCACTCCAGTTTCAAGGTATTCTTCCATCCTTTCGATTTGGCTTGGCGAAGGCGGTGCCGTTACCTTCGTTATGCCGCCGACTTCCTTTTCAACAAACTTGGCAACCTCGGCCCTTTCGTCGTCGTTCATCCAATAGGTAAGCGTGACGGGAAAGCCGGGTTCGGCGTGGCAATAGCCGACAACTTTGCCGTTGGCTTTCACGGCTCGCATGTGCGGAACTGCTGGCACACGTTCGCCGTTTTCATCCACTGTGGTTGCAGGGTGGTCGATCAATTCAAGTTTCATGGTTTCCTAGCTCCAGGTTGGCGCGGTTAGACCATCCCATTTGACGGTAAAGGAAAATGCCATCACGTCGTCAAGACTGGCCTCGGGCGTTCCGGCTTCGAGAATGAACCCGGTTCCGGTCAACGTCGTGTCAGTGTCAAAGACGTCAGGAAAGGTAATTGTGATCGTTTCGCTGACGCCTGAAATGTCGGCTAAGTCAGCCGTGCCGTCGAAGATACATTCAACTTCGAATTGCCCCGGATCGTACGCGCCGCCAGGGGCGAACGTTCGAACAAGGCTATGTTTTCCGCTGGCAAATGCTTGGTTTATCTTGGTCGTGTCGAGGGCTTCTCGGCTCATCGTTGTGCCTCCAATGCGGCGAATGGAACCCGTCCAACCGGATGTGCCAAATGTGACCGTTGTTGAACCGCCCGACCCTGCTAAAAAAGCCATTTCACTTCTCCCTATTTTCTAAAAAGATGGAATCGTTTCGTTGTGTAAAATTTCCCACTCCATCATTACACGATAGGAAGGAACATCGCTTGCGTCGGTCGGTGCATCGAACATCTCCCGTTTATTGTCAAGCAATGCGTGGCCTATCGTGCTGTCTCCTGCTGTCCCGGTGTAGCCGTGCAAAACTAACCGGACCTGTTCGGCGAGGTCGTTCGCCTGGATGTGTGTTTCTGCGTAGCAATCCAATTGAATAACCGCACGCACGGCACCACTCGCGCCGGTAATCTTGTGTTCGCTTGTGCTGCCGATGACGCTGAAAATAATAGCTGGCAGGCTTTCGCCCTGCGGCAACATGCGTGGAAACATCCGTGTACCAATCAAATCGGTCACGGTGCTTTTCGTTTGCAAATAGGTTCGCAGGTCTTTGCCGATGTCGCTCATGAGTTCCGCACCTCACGCGCTGACGCTGCCAGTGCTTTCTTTACAACTGCCGCCCATGCCGTGACCGCTTGCGGTCTTGCCAGGAGTGCAGCGTGACGCAGGAAAGATTGTTGCGGCTGGTGCTTGGTTCCGAATTCGATCATGCCGCCGTAATAGGTTTCGCCTCGGAAATGCCCTTTCCCGGTTTGCACCGATGCGCCCGCCATTCCCTTGTAACGTTTTGATCTTTTTACTGCGCGAACCTTGATTGATGCTTCCAGGTCGCCGCTATCAACTGGCACAAGGCTGCGCGCCTTGGCTGCCACAACCTTCGCCGCCGCGCGTCCTGCTGGCCCAGAGATTTTATTGGCAACCTTCCGTGGCAACATTTGAAGTTTTGTATACAGTTTTTTTAACTCTGGCCCGTCAATGATTG